CGTTTCAATAGTTTGTTTTAAATTTGCTATTTCTTCATCTAACTTTTTTAAATGCTCATTAATAACATTAAATTGAGAATTTAGCGCATCATCAACATTATTTGCTTCTAGCGTCTTTGACATTTCAAACAACTCATTATATTCATCATCGCTTAACTGTTTTTGAGCATACATATTATTAATTATGCCTTGAGCCTGTACAATCGTATAATAGCCGTTTTCCATGTATTCTTTTAGTTTTTCGTACATCAGTTATTACCTCCATTCAAAAGTATATTTGCATTGGTTTGTCCAATCGCATTTTCAAGATTATTGATAACTATTTGAAGCGAACGCTCATACGTGAATGAAACGGGAGCATTACACAAGAAATTAGTCACACCGTTATATGTGTATAATGCTTTTAGCATAGCTAACTGCTCTTGTGGGATAGGTATTTCGGTTGGGGTAACAACTACGACAACATACAAAGGATTTTCACTTACGTATAACTGTTTTAAATAGTTAGCAAAAGCTGTTCTTTTTTCTTCTATTTGCGTATCGTCAGTAATTCCTAAAATTTCATTTGTAAATCGTAAATGAATTTGGTTTTTTGAATTTTGACAAAATCCTATTTGTTCAAAATTCCATACACTTTTAACGTAAGGTAAATAGTTGCAGAAAACTTTATCAGTCTCTATTCCATTACCATTTTTCAAGTTGAAATATCTACCATAATAACCGCTTTTTTGCGTATAATCTTGAATAAACACTTCCTCACCAGTAACAATATACTTTTGCATATTATACACCTCAACCCCTTTTTCAACGTCCACATAATCGCTTATGCTTCCGTCTTGTGTTGAGTACATTGGATTTGTTGGGGTGTAGGTAAATGGTTGGGATTGATATGGTTCGTATGATGTGGCGGTTGTGCCTTTTTCAATTTGAAAGTAATTAATCGAATCGTAGTTAGTAGATTTATTAGTTACTAAATACATAGTTTTAGCCGTGGCGATAAATGTGATTTCTTTTCTTACAACTGTTCCGCTACTATTTCTAATAATGTTGGTTGCATCAGGTCCACCCGTTGTATTAATGTAGAACCATGCATTTTCTATACTTCCTATATCCCCATCTAAACTTGCTGTATACGACTGTCCAATAATTAAATTATCTATTATTTTAGAATAAAAATATTGCACAATCTGTGTTGTTTGTTGTGAAAAATCAAACAAATTCCCACCCGTAGTCGCCCCCTCAAACTGACTAATCGCGGTAATATCTTGTTTGTTGCTAGGCGAAGGGTCGGCTCCTTGGCTTGACTGTCCGTATAACTTCAAGTTCAACATAGCGCGTAGGAAACTGTCTGTAATGTTGGGGTTAAGTTGTTTAGGTACATCTTTATATATAATATTGTCGCTTGCTCCTGCGTTTTCAACCGGAACGACCAAACCATCTTGGTCAATACCTAATACTTTGCCAGCGTTCTCGATTCCTTGCTGATTGTTGACTAAACCAACATCATTGCCGGATTTGTTGCCACTCAATTCAACTCCGTTAATGCTAGGCTTATTTTCTAAATCATTGTAATTAGTTGTGCCACCACTTCCAGCGGGACCTTGAGGTCCCATTGGTCCCTGTCCCCCCTGTGGTCCTTGTGGACCCATTGGACCGACTTCGCCTTGTTCCCCCTTATCACCTTTATCCCCTTTGTCACCTTTTTCACCTTGCGGACCTTGTAAACCTTGTTCTCCTTGAGGCCCTGTTTCTCCTTGGGGGTCTTGCTCTCCTGTATCGCCCTTTGGACCTTGTGGACCTGTTAAACCAATAGGACCTTGAGGACCTTGTGGTCCTACATCTCCCTTATCTCCTTTTTCTCCCTTAAACTCGCCAATTTCATAAGAAGTTTTTATTTGCTTAGTTAAATCTACTAATTCATCAAATTTACTTTGATATGCAGGCGGTACAACTTCGATAATTTGCCCGTCGTTACGTATGCTAGATTTTAGATTTAAAGTGATTTCTTCACCGTGATATATCAAATTATCTTCAACCACTTCTACAACTTGAATTGTAAGAGGTGAATTTTGAGTATAGCTAGATGTAATTATCCACTCGTTATTAGTGATAGGAAACTGCTCGAAAGAGTTATTTATTTTTACTTTCAATTGATAGTTATTGCCCTCTAGTTCGTCAAAGATAATCTTATAAGCGTTGTGGTCTTTCAAATGCCCAACGTTAATTTCTTGCTTTTGTACGTTATAAGGGTTTATATGTACTTCTATCATTATTCTTCACCTCCATCATCGTTAATATTCAGTGTAGAATTAAGCCACTCTTGAGCTTCTTCTTCGTCAATTCCGTATTTTTCACACAAATATTTAATTTTTAGTTGCGGAATATCGAAAGACATTGCATCATCTCGAGTGGTTTTTAATTCCTCGTCTTTGTTTGTGACATAACTGTCGTCAAAATTGATCGTTACCTCATCGTCGGGCAATTCTCCTTGCTCAAGATTGTTATAAAACCATCTTATAGCTTTAATGATAGCAGTTATATATTGTTTTGCTTCTTGACGTTGTTTATTTAGTTCTTGCAACATATCTTGTCTATTCCCAATGTATTCCGTTGCAGTTACAAACTTTCCATCTTCAAAAGTGTATTTCTTAGTACCGTATCCAAACATAGTTGAAAGCATAGATAATACTAACTCCATCGACTTCTCTACTTCATCAATCCTTATGACGGGATTATACTCTTGAGCCAATGCACCCTCTTGAGGTAAATCTTTGCTAGTTATTTGCATGAATATTTTTTTGCATTCCTCATTAGGTAATTCGTATTGCCCTGTCTTTTCGTTGTATTTTCCTAATGATTTTGACAAGAACACCATTTTGTCGCTTTTTGATAAATCACTACGCCATAAATTATAAGTTAAATCTAATATTTCTAAATTAGATATAGCATTATACAATTTAGGCAATCCATACCCTTGCATATCCTCTAGATTGTTAACTTCTGCTACTCGCATTATTGCAAATGGTGGCACTTCTCCTAGTGGTATAGGGTCTAGTTCTTCTATTAAGTTGTCCTTTTCGTCAAAATAAGCGGTTATACATTGATATTTACCATCTACTAATATAAACATATCAATAGTATTTTTGGCGCCGTCTTTGCCATAGCTTGTACCTTGAAAAGCACACTCTATAATTTGATTATTAACGCACTTTAATATAACGATATTTTCCGCACTAGCGTAGTTTATTTTGATTTTACCGCCCTTAACGCTTCCATCTTCGTATAAAACTGCATTTTCTACTCTAATATACGCTCCAACCGTACCAACTGCGCTATTTTGCTCTAACTGCTGACGATAAATGACTTGAAAATTGTTTTTTTCTAGTATATCATCAATTATTTTTTGATTACTCGGTTCATCTTGTGCGTTGATTTCGATTACTTCACACAAGTTCGCATCATCAGCACATAATCTTTTACCAAAGTTAGTTCTTTGTAGTTCGTATTCTACACCCGTTATAGTTTGTCTTTTATGAAACGGCATAACTTTATTCCTATACCAATCATTCGCTATTTTGATATAAGGAAACGGCTTTTTATTTACTTTATATCCTCGTTTCTCGATATAGTTCGACATTTTAATTTGTTCGTCCATATTTACCTCCTTTCAATGTCTTTAAATTCTATATTAGTTATTCTATATTCATCATTTAAACATTTACCATTTATATAAATATAAGGTACTTTCATATAATACCTCCTAATTAACTGTAATTAATCTTACTTTTTCGACATCTTCAAAAAAATATTCAAACGACTCTTTATCCCATACGAATATATCTTCGTTTTCTTTTACTATATAATCGCCAATATTGGCTTTTATTGTATATTTAAACCCTTGCACATATAAAGAACCATCTTCATTTATTATAACTTTTTCTTCTTTAAATTGTTCATTAAACCATTGTGGGAAAATAACATCTTCCGTCACTTGAAAAGCTTCTATTCTTTCAAATTTAAATTTATATTCCATGTTATTACCTCTCTATATAATCCGTATGAGTTATAAATGTATAGCAAAAACTGTCGTAATAGTCGTTTATATTATCGACGTTTTCGTCTAAAGGTCTATCTTGGTTTTTCTTATCCCAAACCAACGACCTCAACGCTTTTCTCAAGTTCTTGCATTTTTTATTTATTTTTAATCGTTCTAATCTAAATAGCATATCTATTGTTCTAGGGCGGTCTGCTACTTCGTTTTTATGCACAGGCATAATTTGTCTGCTATCTAATTTTTCCCTATCACAAGCGCTTTTAAGCGTGTTTATTAGCGTATTAGATGCACTGTCACAAAAGATAAATTCAGGATAGCCCCAATCCGCTATTACTTCTCTATAAAACATGATAAACTCATTGCATAGCCTATCAGTGTCGATACCGTTAGACTTCTCTATATCACGCTCGGTTAGTGGTATTAGATTAGACCAATCTTTATAGAATCCCGTTGCATGAAAAGAGTACTTAGAGCCACTATCTCCAAAATCTACGCCTATAACAATATGATTAAACCTAATCTTCTTTATTTCTTCTTCTTCGATTAAGTAATCTTCTTCATTGTCAGCAAAATAAGGGAATACCAACCCCTCAGCAATAGCACGCTCTCCTAATATATCTCTACGATACCAAACTGTACCTTTTTGATAAGTTCTAAGTATCGCTCTTAGTTTTGAATTAGATATACTCATATTGTCGGCAATTGTGAAGTGTCCGTAGTTATACCCGTAATCTTCATTTATTTTTTGTTGTTCCTCATGAAAGGCTAACACATCATCATAATAGAAATGATGAGGGTCTTTAGGGTTTAGATCGTGAAAAATCTTCCTATTACCGCTTGATAACGTTCTATCAAATACTTCTTTTAAGAAATTAATATGACACTCGTTTGCTTCGGTTATATATGCACTGCCTAGAGTGAACCCTTTGATAAACGCTTCATCACCGTTTTTTCTACCGCCGGCTATTAATATTACCTTTTCACCCGTTTTTGTCTGTACATAGATACAATTTCTATCTTGGAACTTACCTTCTCGGTATCTTCCTTCAAAATAGTTGAATATACCAAAGCCGTCGCATACTGCTATATTAATTCGTGCAGTTGAATTTGTTACACCGCCTATTAGATGTATCTTGTTAGGGTGGGTTTCTAGGTTCAAACAAAAAGCGTATGTATTTAATACGTTTTTACTACCACGCTTTCCTCCTTCTGCAACGTTAAACCATGAGCCAAACGTTCTTCCCAAATATTCTAATTGCCTTTGATTAAATGGTGCCGGAGTATTCAAGTTATCACCACCCTTAATATCCTTTTGTGTAAATGCTAAAGACTATTTCTTCATAATCATCAGTCGCGTATTTTATTGTTCTAGTGCTTTTAACTTCTAAATTTAATATTTCATCTTTTAAAAACACTTGCGGACATTGGTTGTCTTCGTACGCTAATCTAAAATTATAAAATTTATTTTTTATCTTTGCATTTATTTGTACATAATCATAAAAAACATCGCTACCGCTTCTTAGCTTATGTATTTTTAATATGTCTTTAACTCTCATCATTCAAAGTCCTCTATCTTTCTATTAGGTGCTACATTGTTTAACATAGCTTTAGTTAATGTATTCATGCTTTCGATCATTCTAGATACGTCATTTTCTTGAGTTGGTTTATCACGCCATAAATCGGGTTTTCTATTTTTCAACCAATATATCATAGCAGTTGTATCGGGTGCTACTTGCTTAGTCACGACTTTAGTAACTACTAATTGACCCGTTTCTTTGCTCAACTCTCTTGTTGTTTCTTCATATGTATAACCTAATGCTCTTTTCAACAATGAATTTTCAACTTCTATATCTACAACTTCTTTACCTTTTTTTAAGGCGCTACGTATCTCACTATATTTTTTTTGCCATTCGTACAGTGTTTTAGATGAAATACCTATATTATGTGATATTTGCTCATTGGTTAATCCATCTCTTGCCCAAGCTTGAATTAGTGCTAATTTATCTTGTTCTAACCACTCTTTATATAAGCGTTTCCCAGCCACATATAAACACCTCCTCCATTATATTATACCATATTTTGCATAAAAAAAGAACCTCGTTAAAGGTTCTAAATAAAAGGGAGATTATAACTTCTTTGTTTGGAAACGATATTATTATAACACTTATTTCTTATTTTGTCTACTATGTCTTATCGCTTGTGATATATCACAATAGATTAAATATATAATTTTCTTTGTCGCATCGTTCTACTACTTCATCACTTATTTTAACTTCTGCTTTTAATCCGTTTTCTAAATAGCATAATTTCTTTTTTTGAACCTCGCATACACATTTTAGTTTTGCTATTTGTTCTTCTTGTCTTTCACACATTCCTTTATAATCAGGCATTTATTTATCCATCTATAACAACTCCTTTAACTTTCTTTCTAACTTCTCAATGTAATTATCAACGATAAATAATGTTAATTGGTTTTGTATTGATTTTCTTTGTTCATATCTGTTTAATAATTCTTTCATTATTTCTTCTTTATTCATCATCTTTATTCACTCTCTTGTTCCATTTTTCAATTACTCTACTTACAGCAGTACCACCAACTCCTGTTGAATATTCTCCATCTCTTAGAATAAGTGTTTGACAGTTACAATTATTACATATAACACGCACTCCACCATTTACATAAAGTTTTGCTTGCCCTCCACAGA